AACTTTGTCCTCCAAAGTTTCTTGGCTTGACTTGCTGAAATGGACGGCTACCTTAAAGGTAGTGGAGCCAATCCTTTTCTGCATATTTATCGGCTCTGCATGGGGTTTGCCCTGCGTCCTCGCCGCACTTGCTTCAAGAGTATGCTTCATAACTGATTGACCCCTTTCTTAGATTAGGTTTGGTTTTACTGGGTTTTGGTTAGTTTTAATGGCTACGATAGAACACTTCCTTTCATCAAAATATTTCTCCCTCTACTATTCAGGAAAATAAACAGGGTATTTCGGAACTCTTTTATGTTACGGTTGTGTTACAGATTTCGGCGCATACAAAAAAGCCCGCACTTGCCCTATTTGAATACGACACAGGCAGGGGTAAAATGTTCCTAAGCAGGTCAATCAGATATGACCGTCACAAGTGCGGTGTTTTTCAAGGAGCAGGGCAAAGGTAGCGAAACACTACGATTGCAACGGTAATTTCGGAAGCCGCTTCCGATAATGGTTTTCTTTCAGCCAAGTACATATGCCGCAAATGGCGTAACTGCGCTGTTTTTTAGGTAGGTTTTAACCTCACCCTTAACAGCATACAGCTTCTGCTTTGTCACACAAAAGGTTAAACAATTGACTGTACATTAGTGCGGCTATGAATGAAAATAAGGTCATTTGTCAAGGGGGAGTATGTCAAGCTAAAGCCAAAAATTGTTCGAGCAACTTTCGTGATTGTAGATGGCATATTCCACAGCGAAACCGCTCTATGCCCCAAACTGTAGTAAGCACAGCGTCCACATAGGCTACTGTGCTTACTTTATTATACTGCACTTACCCCGAAGTCTGCAAACTTCCAAATAACCTCTATTTGGTTTTCTGGGGAAACAATGATTTTTTCAACAACGGACTCAATGATGCTCCGTTGTGATATTGCTTCGGTTATACCTACCGCATTTTCGGCAAGTTCGACCAGTTTTTGATTTTCCGATTTGGCGCGCTCCGATTTTCTCAACGAATCAATACGGATTTTCAACCTTTCGATTTGCCTGGCACACTCCCCTCTTGATACTGCAAATGTTTCACGGTCGATTTGCCCCATAACGAGTTGTTCGTAATTCATTTGGATTTGTTCAGTCAATTGCCGGACATGGCTTTCATGTTCATCAATCTGTGATTGGCCAAGGCTGCTCGTTCGGAGTTCAGACATACAGTTGATGTTAAGTACAACCTCAGCTTGCTTTTTGATTATACTTAAAATCATGGAACCCAATGTGACCGCCTTAATTTTCATTTTATAACATGGGGCGTTAGAATTAGCGTTGGTATATACACAGCTAAAAACCGGATATTTGCCCCCACTATACCTTAATCCTCGACCACAACAACCGCAAAACACCTTGCCGAATAGAAGATGCTCCCTCGATTTACGGGGCTTACTCTGTTTCCGCTTGGTATACAGTTCTTGAACTTTATAAAATTCCTCCTTTTCGATTATTGCCGGGTGATGATTGGGCAATTTAATCCATTCGGATTCATCTGTCGCTGTTTGCTTGCTTGAAGCAACCGTTTCACGCAGATACCTCCCAGAGATATACGTCCCAATGTACTGCTCACACCGTAAAATGCGTAATACCATCGCAGTTGACCATAAATACTCCGGCGTTATATCTTCACCGTTTCTAATGGATTTGTATTCGCGTGGTGTAGGGTGCTGCATGGAGAAAAGGTAGTCACGGATTTTGGGTGCTCGGTTGCCTTCCAGCACCATCTTGTAGATTAAGCGTACTACGTTTGCGGCATCTTCGTCTATTTCCAACCTGCCGGTTGAACCTTTGAAATAGCCGTATACGGAGTTTGCCGTAATGCTTTCACCGGTTTTCATTCGGATGTGCTTGGCACTTTTTATCTTCTTGGATAGGTCGTGGCTGTAGTGTTCGTGGATAAGAAATTTGAAAGCTACGTCTATGCCCCCGGTATCACCTTTATAGTTGTCGGAATCGTAGTTATCGGTTACGGCTATGAACCTCACATCGTACAAGGGAAATACCCGCTCTATGAAATAACCTGTTTCCAAAATATTTCTTCCGAAGCGCGAAAAATCCTTACATATCACGCAATGCACCCTACCGTTTCGGACAAGTTCAAGCATTTCCTGAACGGCAGGGCGTTCATAATTGGTGCCGGTGTAACCATTGTCCACAAAATCCAAAACCGTTGCACCATGCAATTCCATTTCCTCGATATACCTATCAAGAAGCATATGCTGGTTTGGGATGCTCAGGCTCTCCGAAACGGTATCGTCCCTTGAGAGGCGAATGTATTTTGCTATCACATAATGGCTCATTACCCTACCTCCCCGGTTTCATCAGTGAACTTAAAATACACTTGTATTTGCTTGCTCTGAAAAATATTGACTTTATCAACAAGTTCATGCAGAGCATCCGCAGTTAAATCTTCAATGCCATAAAGCCCGCCAATATTATCAGCCGCTCTTTGGTGCTTCAATTTGCCCACATCGCGCTTTAATAAATTGGTACGCAACCGGCTTTCCTGCTCCATCAGAGTTTGCAGCTTCGATTCGTAGGATTGCTTTAATTCCCTATAATCGTCTGCGGTGATGTCACCGGTTATCATGCTTTCGTACAAACCTTTAAGAAAGCCATTATTACGCTCTATTTGCGCCTGGATGTTTTGCAGTTCGGCTTTTTCTTTGGAAGCAAGCCTGTTAGCCGATTTCGATGACTGCTCTTTCGCAAATATATCAATTTGCTTATGAAGCAGCGCAAGGAGAGTTTCCTTCAAGTCCTTTTCTCGGATGCTGACCGGTATACAAGCATTTTTGCCGTGGATGGTTCTTGTTTTGCAATTATAAACGTATGTGTCCTCGCCGCTCCGATGGCGTGCCATTGCATACCCGCAGTGCCCGCAATATATTTTCCCTTTGAAAACATACGCAGATGTCGGAGTTGAATATCTTGAAGTTCTTTTGACACCGGGGAACAGTTCCTGCGCTCTGGCAAAGTCGCTCCTCTTGATAATGGCTTCGTGGGTGTTTTCGATGACGACCCAATCGCTCTTAGGTACTGATTTCGCAGTGTGATTAACCCTTATGAACTTGCCTTGTGCCATATCACCGCAATAAACTTGGTTTTTAAGCAATTTTGTTATCGCACTTCTGCTCCAGCGGGTACCCCTTCGCATATCCTTTTTAGAAGTCCAGCCTTTTGTATAAAAATAGTAGCATGGAGGCAGTGAATCACTTGCATTTAAGTAATCCACAATTTCGATAATCTTTGCTCCCTCCAAATGCATTTGAAAAATCCGCTTTACAACAGGCGCGGCATCTTCATCCAGCAGTAGCTTATGGCAATTATCGGGGTGTTTTCGGTATCCGTAAGGCGGCACTTTGCCTATAAAGGCTCCTTCTTGAATCCGCATTTGTTTAGTGGCACTTGTTTTACGTCCAATATCAAGCGCGTAAACCTCGTTTATGAGATTTTTGAGAGGGAGCATTATATCGCCGCTGTTTCCGCTTGCCGAATCATAATCGTCGTTGATGGCCACAAACCTTATATTGTGGGATGGGAAGTATTTTTCAATGTAATATCCCGTATCTATAGCGTTTCTGCCAATGCGGGATAAGTCCTTCGTCACACAGCAGTTTATTTTCCCAATTTCCATATCGGCAATCATGCGCGTAAAAGCCGGGCGTTCAAAGGATTGACCGCTAAGGCCGTTGTCGATATAGATTTCAACCAACTCACAATCATGGCGTTCGCTAACATAAGCCGCAATAATTGCCTGCTGAGTTTCGATTGAATCCCCTTCCTTTTTTCTGTCCTCGGCAGACAGGCGAACATACGCACCGACGCGGTATATTTGCCGTTTGGGGACTTCAACAGTTACTGTCGAATCATTAAGTTTTTTTCTGCTCGTCCGAGGCATACTATACACCACCCTTCTTACCAAGTGATGTGGTATTAAACTGCTTACATCTCTGTTTGCAAAACTCCAACATAGAGTTGAACAATTCCCGTTCTTTAGAATCAAGGTTTATTTTGAAATCTACGCCTTTCTCTGCTGTCCGGTTAATCCACTGCATAGTATCAGCAATATTTCTGCCAAACCTATCTATGGATTGAGCAATGATAACGTGGATTTTCCCTGCATCAATATCTTTATTCATTTGCGAAAATCCAGGGCGATTAAAATTGAGACCGCTCGCTCCATTATCCACATACAAAGTCACATCATCGTAACCTTGTTCAAGTGTATATTTCAAAAGACGCTCTTTTTGGATTTCCATTCTGTCGTCGTCCTTTAAGGCAAGCCGACAGTAAATTGCAATTTTGACGGGATGAGTTGTCGTCATGATGCCGCACCTCCCGCCACAGAATTTTCGAGAAGTGTCAGCGCATTTTCATACTCAGCTTGGTAATTGAACGTAATTACAATGTCCTTTTTGCTTTGTATGAGTATGCTCCGGATAAGGCAGATGACTACTTTGCGGTCAATGGCTTCGATGTTTTCAAATGATTTGAAATGCTCCACCCACGCCATACGTTCATCTGTGCATGAAAGAGTAGCCTCAATTTCGCCTTCCAATTTTGCGTTAGCCTTGGTTAGCGAGTTTGCATCCTCGGTGTATTTAGCTTTGAATGACTTAAATTCATCTTTGCTAAGTACACCGCTTATCATGTTCTCGTACAGCCCTGCCTTAAACTCGCGGATTTTTTCGAGTCTGCGTTCATTTTCTCTTAGCTGCAATGTAAGATTTTTGGCTAACTCCTTGGAAACATGACCGGCATCCAGCCCCTCCAGTAGTGTTTCGAGTTCGGCAACATTGGTTATATGAGCCTTAATACTGCCCAAAACACAGTCCAACAGGCTTTGCTCCTTGACGGTTACACCCTGTTCGCAGCCTTTTTTCTTGCTTGTGGGGCAATGATAATAGAAATACTTGTTGCCCTTATAAGGTACAGTTTTTCTAGTCATACGGTTTCCGCAGCTTCCGCATACTAATAACCCGGAGAAAGTATAAACTTTATCGCTTCCGGGTGATGTTCTGGTATCTAAGCGCAAAATCGCCTGAACCAACTCAAATGTTTCCTTCGGAATAATGGCTTCATGGGCGTTTACGGTACGGTGCCATTCTTCCTGCGGTCTTTGCTGAAGCTCTTTTAACTTGTAATTCGGGGTGCCCGTTTTACCCTGCACCAATGTACCTGTGTAGATTTCATCACCCAAGATGCGGAAAATAGCCGTTGCAGACCATCTTGCGCCGTCAACATCGGCAAATCCCTTTTTGGGATGCGGTAATCCCCTATCCTTTTTGTATTCAATTGGGGAAAGAACACCGCGCTCGTTTAATGTTTCCGCGATACGCACGGCACTTAATCCTTCAATTTTCATTTGAAAAATGTCCCGAACAACACTGGACGGGTAGCTATCAACTACAAGCAGGTTATGGTTATTTTCATCCTTTACATAACCATATACGGGGCAAGCACCAACGAAATCACCGCTTTTACGCTTGCTGGTGAGAGCCGAACGGGTTTTGCGGGAAATGTCACCGGAATACGCATCGTTTACTATGGATTTAAGAGAAACGGCTAAATCATCACCACTATCATTGAGCGTATCAATATTATCGTTAATGGCAATGAACCTCACTCCGTAGGCAGGGAAAATCCGGCGCAAATAACGCCCGGTTTCAATGTATTCCCTGCCTAAGCGTGATAAATCCTTTGTTATCACGCAATTGACTGTTCCCTGTTCAATTTCGTGCATCATTTCTTTGAAAGCGGGTCTGTCGAAAAGAATACCTGACCAGCCATCATCTACTTTTTCATCAACCACCTCAATATTTGGATGTTTCTTCAAAAACTCATCAATGAGTTTTCGTTGATTGCTCACGCTGTCGCTCTCTCCTTGGCCGTTGTCGGCATTGGATAAGCGAATATACTTGATTGCCTTGTATTTCATTTCTTGCATAGTGTCTCCTCCTTAATTTCCTTTCCCATACCCGAACCGCAAATAGTTCGGGTCGCAGCGTTCGCCAAATGTGAAAGTACACTTTCCCGCTTGGTTCACTTCGCGTGAAAATCAAGGATTGAGGGTAGCTTAATCTTTTTCCGATTTAATGTTACAGCACCCTCTTTGGGAAAGTCAACTTTGTCTTCCTGCATACAAACCTATAATTTGTCTCAAGCAATCTTCTAATTTTAAACCATTTTTCGAGTAGACCACTGTTACGTTGTATTCACGGCAAGTAAAGTGATATGGGTCTTTGATTTGCCGGACATATTCGCGTATCCTTGCATCGCGGGTCAGACTTTTATCAACAGAAACCGTTTCAATGTCTATCAAGCCATTGTTGTTTGCGGAATTGACCATGTTTTGCCCTCCTTGCTACTGGAATATCATCTTAGTTTCAAGTTGGAACTAGGATGAATTTTTGAAACTTGGGTTAAGCATTGGTTTCCTCTTTACGGAGGCGCGGGCAAATATTTTTTATTAAATATCCCAAATACCAGACCGTACCTCGTTTCGCAGAAGTCACAAATCTTCTTATCCCTCTGCCAGCCTCTTTTTATGAGGATGCACCCGCTTTCCCAAAAATCGCTTTCACAGCGAGGGCATAAGCATAAGGTGAAGACTTCCGCTTTCTTGGAAAGGCGTTTATCAATGCCCACGCAAACAGCCAGCGCAGCATCAATTTCCTCTTGAACCTTGCCACCGATACGCCCTATGTATTCACCAAGGCGAATACGGTCAATAGTGCGAATCTGCTCAACCAAGGCCAAGGAATCAACATCCAATCCGCATGATTGTGGAATTACAACATGGGTAGGCAAGCGTTTTTTCTTTAGATTGCTGGTTATCGGCACAATTACGGTGGTTGGACTGAACTTGTTGCCAACATCGTTTTGCGTTACCAAAACAGGCCGCGTATCGCCCTGCTCAGAACCGACAACGGGGCTTAGGTTGACGGAGTATAATTCTCCTCGTTTTATAGATTTTTCCATCGCAATTCACTTCCTCACAAATATGAAATAACAGCACAGCCCGCGATTAACAGCGGTCACGCTGAGAATACAAACAATTACAAAAAAAGTTTTCCGCAGTCCCCGGCATCGTCCCCGCTTATATCTTGCTTGACAGTGAACCGAGTTTCCTCGCCTTGCCCCTGCGGTCATGTCCTCAAATGGACCGTTTTAATGCAAAGGTGACAAAGGCGGTATTCTACCGGCTGCGGTATGCAGTTGTATGTTGTGGCATAAGAATCTCCCCTATCAGCAGACCAGCCCTTCTATTCGCTCTCGGTTATGCTTAGAGCCGTGAGCGTAGAGCAAGCCTTTAATCACTGCCGATTGTTTCTCATCAAGCATCGGGAATATTTCCAGCAGGGTTTCTTGCTGTTCTTCGCTGAGAAAACTTTGGAACATGGCGTAATCATCCTCCAGCTTCACACAGCCTTTATTCCCCCGCACGGTTTCAATGGGATAGAGAGCCATAAGAAAGTCAACGTCATAGCAAATCGTTCTAATTGACACGCCGAAATGAAAAGCAAAATTAGACATTGTTTCATGTCTGCGACTTTCCAAAATCCGCATGATTTCTGCACGGCGTTCGTCTGCTTTCCATTTTCGTCTCACGGCTCACACCCCCTTTCCCCTTGCATGGTTTAATTGTGACGGGCTTATATGCAAACTGATTGCA